TTCCTAGGTGCGCGCTGGTTTAGTAGCGATCCCGCTACTTGTTGATACGCGACAACTGGCGGTCGCGTATGAAGTGCTGGCCGAACATCAGAACGTGATAGTGCGGGCGTAGAGTGCGGTCGCCGTATTCGCCGACCGCGAAGAACCGGAATTGGAGTCCCGTCCGGCGCATACGCCGGAACGTTTCTTGGAGGTCTTCGTACCGAAGGCCCCCGAAGGGGGGCAGGTGTTCATCATCATAGGTCAGGGTCAGGAAGCTGGACGCTTCATGGCTCAGGCTTTCGCCGTACAGTCGAGCAACCCAGCTGGAGGCGCGGGAGAGGCGGCAGCCGAAGCAGCCGCCGCAGGGAAGGGTAACCTCTGAACGATCCTGCGGGTGGGGCTTCAGGGAGAACGCCCCGTCCTTGTTCAGATACCCCTTCATCGGGGAGTAGCATGGCATTCAAAGACGCCAGCCGCCTCGCTGCGGTTTCATTTCGACATTGATCGCCTTGGTATGCCGTCCGTCGGCCTTAAATTTTTTCGCCGACTTGTGTTTGTTGACGGGTTTCCGGTTCATTTTTTTCGCACTCCGTGCGGTTTTGGGTATTGGGGGGTCCCGTTGGGACCACCTAGCACAGTTATGGACAAGGAAAAGGTACTGTGCTTCGGGGATAGCGTCAACCCCCGGGGAACCCCCGGGGGGACTTTTGAACACCTCGGAGGCGTTCACCCTGCGGGTTTTTTAGGCGACCAGGCCTACGGCTTGGTCGCAGGTGATGCGTCCGGTGGCAGAGACCACGACGGAGAGAAGGCAGGTTTTTTAAGGGGCGGGGCGGGGGTGTGTTTGACGAACCACGCCATCGCCGCATTTTTTGCCTTGCTCGATTACGCATCTAAGAGTTTCGGCCGGAGGCCCGGCCTTATATGCCCTTCGGGCATGAAGAAACGGCCCCAGAGGGGCCGTTTAGAGTCTACCCTATGGGGTAGTAGCGGGGGTGGTATCTGGAGCGGCCACAGAGGCCGCCAGAGGGGGCGCAAGGCCCCATTCCCGCAGCTGGGGAAGGTTAGCGGGGTTTTCGCAATACGAAACCCACGCACCGGGGTCGTTATGGAATTGAGCGCGAAGCGCGCTCGGCAGTTCCATGAAGGCCTTTTCGGCCTGGAGGATTACCTCCATTGCAGTATGGAAGTCACCAGCTTCGCTGAAGTCTTCGTAGGTCGGGAGACGGGTCGTCTGGGGCAGAACCCCAGTTACTCCGAATCGGGCCACAATGACATTGATGTCCGCTTCGTCACGCTGGTCCTGTCGGGCCAGAGAGGGATCGGCACAGGCGAGTCCGGTCGCTCGGCTGACCTGATCCACATCATAATTGTAAGCAGCCCGGAGGCGGACACGCCGGGAGGGTCGGTCCGCGTAGAGCGTTTGGTCGTTTTCACTTCCTTTTTTCACTTCCTGATTTCCTTATTCGAACAGATCGCGCAGGAGGCGCGGGAGGTTGAGAACACCATTGTCATAATACTTCGTTATATCAGCGGCGGCCTTACCGGCCGCTTTGCCCAGATCGCCGAGTTTGTTATACGCGTCGCCGATGGCTTTCGCGCCCCCGGCGATCGGGCCAGTCGCACCTTGAGCAGCTGGAACAGATAGAGCAGCGAGCGCCGACTTTACGGCGGCTTCGGACTGATCAGATATCAACGCCGCCTGGAGGCGCGCGAACTCGATCGGCCGAGTCTGCTGGAAATAGTCGAGGCGCTCGATTACGTTGCGCTGCTGGGTGCGGGTCAGATGAGCTTGGGCGTCTTTCAACGCCCGTTCGAACGCATACCCAAGGGTGCGTTCATTTATCTCGCGGGTTTCCGCTCGTTTTTTCTCCTCATCGGCTTTTTGTAGCAGAGTGTTCTGCTGAAGGTTGTCACGCTGGGCGCCAGCTGCAGACGCAGCAACTGCCTTCGATCCGATGCCACGGAACGAGCCTTGCATCTGAGCGGCCGCCCCTGCCGGGGTAGAGGCCGCTTCGTTGTACGCCAGCATGGGATTGAGTCCCGCAGCGCGGAGGTCAGCAACCCGCCGAGTCACGGCGGTGTTGCTCATGTATTCCTCCCACTTGCGTTGCTTTTTCGCTTCCTTGGCGGAGTTTTTGTTATCCATCCAACCGCCGGCCAGATCGCCGGCGGTGGAGATAAGCCCGTCTTCCCAGCCCATTAGAAGTGATCCACCAGACCCGGAACGCTGTACATGGGCAGCGGACGGGCAGCCTTGATGCTGGTCAAGGAGTCGAGGATAAAGTGCGCCGTATCGGCCGCAGCACCTACAGCAAGGATTCGATCCATCGGCGGAGTCTCTTCGATGAAACTCGCGTTAAGAGTCGGGAGCGCAGTGAAGTTCTGCGCAAGGTGCCAGCCGTCCAGAGTCCCGGCCGCCGTCGATCGAAATAGCCCCGAGATTCGGGAGGGATGATGGCGGTATTCGGCCCAGCGCTCCTGATATCCGAAGACGAGATCGTCATTGCTGTCGCCCTTGACATAGATCTCCTTGTTAAGGACTGCCTGCTCGCCAAGCATTGAGAACACAGGCCAGTAGAAGTCATATCGTGTAGACCTCGACCACATTTTCCGGAGTCCCTGCTGGTAGGTGAGGTCTGCCCGGGCAGAAATGAGGCCGATAACATATCCATGCTCCGTGAACGATTGATGGAAGCCGGCGTGCGCAACGCCTTGCGCGTATGCCGAAAGATGACCCTGCGGGGTCGACGTGTAGCCAGTGTCGGGGTCGTTCGGGGTACCCGAGTTCTGTACGACCTGGTGGATGTTGATCAACGACGTGCCGCCACCAAGGTATTCCGGACGCTGCAAGCGAGCGTCCGCCGAGGTCACACCGAAGTGTGACCGGACAAGTTCGGTATACCGGGTGCCGCCTCGCGCATCGCGCTCGAGCAACTTCTGAATCTGGAAAGATTGCCGCAGCTGATTGATGGTAGACGCGGTCGCTTCGCTCAGGTCCGCGTAGAGGTTGTTCGGATAAACCGTCTGCTGGGTCCCGGACGGAATGCCGTCACCACGAAGCACGTTGTTCTGCCCACTGCCGACGAACAGAGCGCCGGCCGTAACGGCCGCGCCGTCGGATGCCTTCGTGAACTGCAGAGGCGTCTGCACCCCAGTAAGGTGCGTGGTGCCTGTCGTCACAGGAGCAAGGCCACCCAACGGCAGCGTGACGGATTCCCCTTTTTGAACCCACGGCAGAGCCGCCGTGAAGTAGTCCTTGCGCTTTCCGCGCTTGAGCAAGGTGAACGTGCCATAGGTGTCAGGGCCATCACCTTTCGGAACCGTCACCGAGTTTTGCAGGTTTTCATCACGGAACCATTCGTTCCAGATGAGGTTGTACGCCCTCATTGGCAGGGCATTTACATTGACAGAGGCGTTGATTTGTCCGGCCGTGGGCAGGCCGAAGTAGTCGCCAAGGCTCCCGATCGCACAGCCTTGCGGCGGCGTCGTGATAGTCGGCACGAGGAAGTCGATAGACGAGTCCGGGTTAGGGTCGCGCTCTCCCATGAAGCGCTGGAAGTTCGACCAGACCAGCCGAGTCGGCACGAAGAAGAAGAACGTATCGAGGTAGATGTTATCCATGATCGGATAAATCGGCGTCGCCATGCGGGTAAGCATGGTCGAGTTCAGGTTGAACGAGTCGCCGGGGAGCACTTCGTCGACGTAAAGCGGGACCAGATAGCCCGCATTGAAGGTAGTTTTGTGCGTGAACTCCATCTTGAATTGGGACCGAGGGATATCGGCCCGAGGGATCATCGAGAAATGGTCGATATTGACCGAGCGGTTTCGCATCATCGCTTAACTTCCTTTCTGAGACATTTCGATTCCGCGGGCGAGCTCGCGGGGTTGTTGAAGGAGTTCAAAGGCTGCACGGGCGTCGTCATATTCACCGAGATGGTACAGGCTGAAGTCGCCGGGATGACGATAAAGCAGATTGTCAGGAGCCTCGCGGTTGATCTCGTCAGTGAAGCCGCGAACGGCCGAGCCGATGTTGACGACAAAATTTGGTGCCCCGTAGGCTTCCGTCTTGGAGTCATACATAACCACGATTTGGAGTTTCATTCTAGGGTCCTTTTATTGAGGTTTGCTTTTGCCTTCGCCACCTGTTCACGGGCGGCCAGCCTTTCCGGAGTCTGGTCGTCCAGGTGGCGAAGGCTTTTTTCGAAGCGCTGCAAATGTAGCGCTTCGTAGGATTCCGGATCGTTGTCCTTCATCCATTCATCGAAGTACCGGGGCGTCTTGAACTTGCGGTTTTGAATATGCACACCGTCGTGCGCCGCAACGTCCTTGTGGTACTTCCGAATATAGTCCAGCCCGATCCCGGGCTTTAGAGACATGCGGGCGAACTCGGGTTTAACCCGGCCGACTTCCCCGGTCCGGGGGTCGACCCGCATGTAATGTTCCTCGGCCTTTTGGCCGTTGATCTTCTTGAGCGAGTATTTCGCGCAGTAGCCCGCGTTCCCGGCAGAGAAATCGGACAGGTCCGATATGCCGTGCGGCCAGTATTTTTCTAGGGTCGCGCTGGTGTAGTAGCGATCCCCGTACTTGTTGATCCGCGACAACTTGCGGTGGCGTATGAAGTTCTGGCCGAACAGCAGAACGTGATAGTGCGG